TGCGGTTGGCGATGCGGTTGACGGTGCGGTTCGCGATGCGGTTGACGGTGCGGTTCGCGATGCGGTTGACGGTGCGGTTCGCGATGCGGTTGACGGTGCGGTTGGCGGTGCGGTTGGCGGTGCGGTTGACTACGTAAGGAACAATTGGTATCGCCGTCTTGGGGGGCAATTTTGGGTAGGTGGTTGGTGGGGTTCACCGAGTTACGTCTCGTTTTTAACTGACGTATGCGAATTGAAATTGAGCGAAGATATGGCGGAAAGAGCACGAATTTATAGCGCGCTATGCGAGAGTGCATGCTGGATTTGGCCACACAAAGATTTTGTTATGGTTTGCGAGCGTCCTAAAGAAATACATCGCTTTGATGGTCGGCTTCACTATGACCACGGTCCCGCAATTGCTTGGGAGGGTTACGAGCTATTTTTCCTTCACGGGGTTCGTTTCGAAAAGGATCTTTATTGGAAAGTCGTTAACCAAGAGATAACTATCGATGATATCCTCCAAAACATCCCTAATGCCGATCAGCGGTCAGTGGCCCTTGTAATGGCCAACCCGCAAAAGTTTCTGGAGCAAGCCAATGCGAAGCTCGTCAGCGCTGGTGTTAAGCCCACCCGCGCCAAAGAGCCAACAAAGTTGTATGAGGTACCTAATTTTATGGACACTGGCGAGACCGAGTTTGCCATGACTATGTTCTGTCCAAGTACTGGCCGGCCGTTCTTGGAGTGGGTACCGCCGGAGATTGGTCGTCAACACGATGCTGACCTCGCCCAGGCATCTGCCTTTGGGATAAGCAAAGAGCAGTATCTAAGTATTGCGCCAGGAGACGAGGCATGAAAGGTAAGATAGATAAGACTGAACGGTTGACAGTGCGCGTTCCCAGGGGGTGGAATAATGCCTTGGCTAAGATCGCCGTCCCTATGGAGCGGGATCGTTCTTACCTTACAAGAAAAGCGCTCGAGAAAGCCCATCCCGAATTAAGAGATATAACGATCGACCACATTGATGAGAGGGGAAGTCGTGATTAGCAAAATATATCATGGTCTGGTGCTTTTCTACACTGTTGCCATTTTTATCATGATTGCAGTGGGCATCATCTGGTTGGTGGTGGAGGGGAACCAGGTATGAGCAAGAGTGAGAATCGACCACATTACCGGCACTAACAACGAAGAAACCCTCGATGCCACCCCATCAACTAACAAAGGGAGAATAAGCAAATAATGGGTAGAAAATTTAAACTAGATTTCGAGCACGAGGGGAAACAAATATGGTACTTCGAGCATGACAATTTCAGTCTTCTTAATAGGCTTAAGCTCGCATTTAAAATTGTTACTTCAGAAAATGTTCAAATCAAGACTGACGGTAAAGCAACGCGGCGGATCGGCGGAGTGGAGTATGAAGACCTATGACCCCCAAGCAGACACCACACGAGCAACTAGATGAAGCATTACGCGATATTTGGTCCCTGGCGTTATTCGGTATGCCAAGAGAAACCACTAACTCTGATGCAGTATATGACGCCCATCCGGATGATGTTGTCGAATCCAAGCGCACCATCCTAGCCGTCATCAAAGGCTTACCAGCTATGCAGGAGGAGGACGCTAGTTGGCAGAAAATCTGGGAAGGCGGCAAGGTACACAAGATTGATGACCCGGAGACACTGGCTAAGAATGCCCTTCGCCATCAAATCCTGGCAGAGCTGGGAGAAACCAATGCTTGACCCAGAATTACCAGACATGAGCATTGGAGGAGATTTCGCCGACTCTCAGCCTCGGAGTGCAGAAGCTAGCGATGCCCCTAAGACCTGGACATGCAGCCTCTGCAAGAACGTCAACTATGAGCATCTGACTCATTGTGCTAGCTGCTCTGCCGTAAAAGGCTCTCCCTCTCAGCCAGGAAGCAACGAAGAGCTAACGGAATTAGAACGTATTGCTGTGATTATTCAGATGAACACCACTCTCAGCGCCGCATCCTTAATCCAGGCCCTATTAACCACCAGAGAGCGAAACCTACTCAACAAACTAAGCTTATACATCCCAGACGAATCAATGATAGCCGGAACAGGCGGCAAGACCGGCGATGAATACTGGCGAGCCGTTGGACACGCTGAGGGCGTGAAGGAGCTAGCGGACACCATTTACCGCTTTATTGCCCGCGAGACTGCCACTCTAGCCGAATCAAAGGAGACGGGGGTATGAGAGAGCCAAAGCGTATACCATACCACACTTGGGCAAACAGTCAGCTATCAGTAGCTCGTCACTACGGCGGATGCATCTTTAACGGTGTGCAATACAAGCTCGATTACGATAATTGCCAAACTGAGGGAGAGGGCGATAACATTCGATATTTCCCTGATTTAGTGGAGGTAATGTCGACAACGAAGCGTCGGCCCAAACTTGCAAAAGCTGCCGATGCTTTACCAGATAATGTTAATGAGGAAACGAAGTAGATGAGCAAGATTTCAAACTATTTATATAACCACGTTTGGGGTCAATGGCGCGGTATGTATGGACAAGGAAAAGTGCCCCTAGATCAGGAAAGTTTATGGATACCGATGTCTCCAGGAGCAACGGATGACGATCAATACGTCATAGCCTTCAATAATGATGCATTTGAAATTTGGCTGGGCTATCCCAATCACTGGTTGGCCCACTACGACCGTAAAACATGGGACCGAATGATTCGTTGGTATTTGTGGCAATGGGCTGTGCACGAATGGTTCGGTGTCCGCAGGTGGTTCTACTACAGGTCTTTGCACAAGCGGGTGAGAGGCATGCTCGAACGTAATAAGGCTCGAAGTGCAGAGGCTCCCGATGCCAAATAATCCCACCACCCCAGCACAAGGGGGAGAGACATGCCCGGACTGCAACCACGCTTGGTCAGCACATGCTTTTAACGGCATAGACTCCAAATGCATCGGGAATCGCAATTTATGCGGTTGTCGTCTAGTGCCGTTTTGTGCAGCGGAAGGCTGTCATTACCCGGTAAAAGCCGGTAGCACATTCTGTCATGGGCACTTCGAGTCTGTTTCGGGCAGCGTCCCCACTCCCCACCAGGAGCCAGACACCAACACTATCTCGCATCCGTTTCAGGCAGGCTCTGGCAATAAATGCGATCTCTGCGGCCGTTCTCAAGCATTGCACCCACTACAACCAGAACCAGAAGAATGGGGCAAGCACATCGACAAAGGTGTTACCCATTTCAAAGGTGACGACTGCGACCCAGTGAATGTCGAGCGGCCTAGCACCAGCGAGCACGCCCCAAACTGCACCGGCCGTCATAACACCCTAGGATGGTGCATCGTTCCTGACCAGCCTAGCGCCAGCGACCACTGGCGGGAGACTGCTTTAGCAATAAAGGCGCATCCGGGCTATATAAACCAATACCAAGGAGAAGCGATATCTACAGAGCAGCCTAGCGCCACCGACCCCATGAGCAAGTTTGATGAGGCGGTAAATGAACTGCTTACTGGTACTTATGAAGGACTACCATATCCAACAGTCAAAATGCGTGACGAGTATCGAATGGCTATGGTCTCTGCCATCCGCCAAGCAGCCCAGACAATGAAGGATGAGGCGGTGAGGGAAGCGATACGGCGGACAGGAGAAGCGCTGAAGGCACGATATCCACGAGACCAACGTGATCCATATGGAATACGAGAAGCTGTTAACGCCGATATGGATGAGGTTGTGGCGAATACTCTTGCCGCTCTCCCCACCATAGATGCCAGAAAGGAGGAATGATGAGCAGACAGCCATTCGGGTTTTACGTAAATAGCTATAACATGGTCGGAAAATCTCGGCACAAGGCAGCATACCGTTTTTCTAAGGATAGCTGGGGCTCGCTTATGCAATATAAGCAATGGGAAATTGACGACGCAGTAAAAGCGGCGCTTGCTCGACCCAAGTTTGAGCTCCTAAAAGAAGCTTCAAAAATGCGCCTTGAGTGCATCAAGCATCTTGACACAATGGCCGGCCAGGCATTTACAGACTACCAATGCGGAGATTGTGGAGGTCGTGGAAGCTGGCACAATACTGCAATTCCTCGCTTCTGCGGCATGTGTGCCTTTAGGGGCTTTAAATGTCGCATGTGCGGCGACCCATTGACGGAGAAGAACATGATATTAGCCAAGGACGCCAACCAATGACCAACCATACAACCAGTACTACGGGTGGGAGCGAGGAGCTGCGGGAGACATTCGAGCACATGCTAACAGTTCTAATGATTCGATTCGGTGACACACGGGAAGCGGAATTTACGAATATTGAATTGGCCGACCTTACACCTCAGCAAGACGAAGATATCGCAAAGCAAAACCGCGAGATGTTTGAATATGCTAAACGTTGGCTAGCGGAACATGATGAAGCTCTCTTTGCCCAAGCCACCGCAGAAGCGCGTCAGGAGCACCGAGACTTTATCAATGAGCTGGACCAGAATCGCTACGTGCCCGGCTTTTGGGGCCGTCGTATCGACGAGGAATACAACCGCCTCTTTACCACACCCACAGCAACCAGAGGTGAGGAGAAGTGAATGTAGCATCGAGAGAATTGTGTGCAGAGTTGTATGAGCTAAGCGGGTGGATACCGAAAAGTATTGGTTTTACGAGGATTCACACCCCCGACTTAGCCGAATGGGAGCTAGTGAGACATGATATGTCTGGCAAAGCTGGACCCGCCTACGACCTCGGATATCTTCTGCGTAAGTTACCAAAGGGAGCGATTATCGGCCTCAATACTTGGGGCAACCAGTTTTTTGCTACAGTCGGTTCTCCTTATCGATACTCCGAAGGTACCCCCGAGGACGCGGCAGCCAAGCTCGCCATCGAGCTCTATAAACAAGGGATATTGAAATGAAGCCAACCGACCCAATGAAACAGGCGCTTGCTGGAAAACTTAGCCAGCCGCTTAACAATGATGATTATATTGCTATCTCCCGCGCCGCCGCCCGCTTGGTGGTGGATTTCGCGGAAGGACTGCGGCAGCATGGCGCCTATGGTGATGTTAACCGTAGCGTTCGATGGATACCCGAAACAGATTTGGACGCTGCGCTCCGGCCATATCGCGCCCTGCTGGATGGGGAGGTGGGGAAGTGAGCATGTACCCACATAAATTCGTTACGAAAGGCTGGTTCTTCAAAAGGACCTACTGTGAACGTTGCGGATTCCTCCTGGAAAATAGCGATAGTTATTTTACGGACAAACCTCCGTCATGCTTTCCACCCGCCAAGCCCGAAACGGAGGGGGAGGATGAGTAAACCAAACCCAGGAACCAAAGAAGCTCAAGATCAAGGTTGTACATGCCCGGTAATAGATAACCATTATGGGGCTGGTGTGCCTAGTCCGAATGGTCCTATGTTCTGGATGAGTGGAGATTGTCCGTTACATGGATCCGTTCTTAAACCAACCAAGAAAGCTGAGGAGTGATGGACATAAACGAATTAGAGGCAGCAATACCTAAGATCAAACGCCTAGACGGCGAGATGATCTATTTGACCCTAGAAATTGACCCTTTTGAGCAATGCTGGGTTGCTGAGTACAAGAACGAAGATTATGAAACGCGAGGTATGGGCACACTGTCGGCTATGGGTAACACGATTGTGGAAGCGCTCACCAATCTTCATAAAAAGTTGGGGCTTTAGTCATGACTGAATTTGATAAAGAATTAGAGCAGATACTAGAGTCAGTGACACGACTTGCCCCTGTTAACCAAATAGAATTTGAAATGCGAAGTTACTATTTAAATAAGGCGTTTGTTGCTATTCACTATGCCTTAGCCAAGGTGGTGGGTGAAGATGCACCAGCCGTGAGCAGGCACTACGTCGGTGTCAACGAGGAGAAGCAGCGTATCCGTGAGGGGCTGGGGATAGAAGACAATAACTGATAGAGTATAAGCACTATGAACGATGAGAATTACGTCCTAGCTAAAAAGCTTTACGAGTACATTCGCGTACAGGCTAAAGAGAAGGATACCTTTGACCAGATTGATATTGCCTATATCTCAGGACTTTTAGAAGGACTACTAGTTAAGAATGGCTATCATGAGGAGCCAGAGAAACAACCGTTCAAGTTTAGTAATTTAATCGGGAGAAATTAGATGATTTTAGTATCGAATATCTTGAGTATTTGTCTGGCCGCATATCTTATCGGATATTTAATTGAGAGGAAATTTAGTGGGGAAGTGGGATCACTGATCCGTCTGTTCGCCGCCGGCATTTATGTGTTGGCTGTGGTGCTTAAACTTTTGGGCGTACATGTTGGCTAGGCACAAGCACGTAGCAAACTTCAAGAAGCGCTGTTTAAGATGTGGACAACCTCTTAGCTAACTCTCATGGTGGTGGTTCACCGCATTACGTCGCATTCGCGTTGCACCCGGTTTTTGAGGGTCAGCTAGGAGGCGGTACGCCCCTAATTACGCGAGGTAATAAAGCAGCGCTTTTTGATATCGTTTATCCAGTCTGTGACGGATTGCTCTGTTTCGGGTCCCCAGGTTGAGTTATCTGCTATTTGCTTGGCTGACAGTAGCTCTACGTTTCGCCCTGATACGGTTGTGTCTGTCCCCCTAATCTCATCTCGCATATCTAGGTAACCCGTTCCATGCGTTTTAATCTTGGGGTAGCTTTTTATGTCCTCGATGGCGAATACGTCGCCTTCTCGTAGATCTTCGTATTTCATCTTCATATCCTTGTTAATATCTAGGACTATACACCCAACTGTAAACAACTGTCAACACTAATATTTCACTGTTGCATTATGGTTAGCATTTGTTATCATTAGTGCATGGCAATGGTACGAATATCAGACAAAGCATTGGAGCGGTTGAAGGAGCTCGCTGTAGCGGGGAACCGACCTTTGACGAATCAATTGGACGAGCTTCTCTTAAAAGAAGTAGTGCATCAACCAGTATCTGTGGGTTATTTTGATGAACCCAGCGTTGCCGATAAGATGGCTAACATGAAACCAGAGGATGTGCCGGAGAGCTGGCGAGATGTTAAAGTTCCAGTCGCCGATCCTTCTGAGTGATCCACAAAGTTGAGATGAAGCCACAAGCTAAGTTTGGCGTAGGCAAGTCTATGCCAAAGGGGAAGAAGTGAGCCTAGATAGTAACTGTACCGGCTGCGGTATACTAGGCGAGTTTAATCAGCCTTGTCCTCAGTGTCAGCGACCTGTTAGGTGCGAAGAGTGTCGTGGAACTGGTGTAGTCCTGGTGCCGGTACGCTTAGGGGAATCTGCCCCCACGAAGCGTGAATATGCGATTATGAGTAAGTTGAGGAGCCAGTGAGTACCCCAATGAATATAGACATCAATAAACGAATAGAAGAGATACTAGAGAGTCAGGGTGAGAACTATTTCCCCATGCATGAGTATCCTGAGAGCTATATGGAGGAAAATAAGAAGTCTATTAAGGACCATATTCCAGAGGTTAAACAGCTCATCCGTGATGTAATTAAAGAAGCAACCCCGGAACGGCAAGAAGAATATCCCGACGACGGCGAAACCACCCACTACAATGGCCACTATGCTGACCCATATAACGATTTTATTGATGAACTAGAAGCGAACGTAAAGAGGCTGGGACTATGAATGACTGGCGTAAAATCTATGACGTCTATGATCAGCCAGTTGCGACGATCAAGATTACTAGAAGCACTTATCGTCCAACATTGCTTGGATGGTTCCTGGCATGGCTGACCCGATGACTCCCAAAGCTATTCTTACTAAGGCTATAGAGAAAGCTAAGATTAATGGGTGGGGGGAAGATATTGATTATTGGGTTCAGTCACCAGACGCTAAGGCGTTGTGGAATTATGAAGAAGAACGCGAGATTGAAACTAGTGAAGTTGACGATGATGGTCACGAGCATATTGAGCGGTATAAAGAGAAATTCCCAGCTTGGCAATACCATCTTCAGCAAATGGTCATAGCTGATGATCCGATTAAGTATTTGGAGGATAATATATGAACACTTCAGTCGGTCTCCTCAAAGCAGTCCTCGACGGTTTACCCCGTGAGAGTATTATTAAACTAAGCATAGACGGCAAACTCTACGATATGGAGGTAGCTGGTATTACGCGCATGAATGGACTACCCGACCCACGAGACCCCAGTGCTAACCGTAAGTTTCAACAGCTTAAGGAATATGTGATACTAGCAGATAACGGAAACTTCCAGTTCGTTAAGGAAGTGATTGACGTGAAGCAGGTTTACAAGGCTATTAAGGGTAAGGAGGGGGTGAGTGAATGAAGACAATCGATGTTCCCACTATGCCAATACTTGCCCACTTGAACGAGTTTAATTCGCCGCACGAGTATAGTTACTGTGGATTGTGGGCTCATTTTCCTGAAGCGTGCGCTAGGGGCCACTGGTGTATGTGGTTTGAGGAGGGTGGCCCCTCGGCTATGGACAATGCCTTCATGCCGGATATACCTAAAAAGTTGCGATTATCAAAGATGCGTAGCTTGGATAAGCAAGGGTTAATTACGGGTTGTTCTTGTGGTTGTCGGGGAGACTATGAAATAACTGACAAGGGCCGCGCTCTGCTAAGTGGAGTGGTTATCTCTAGACAAACTACAAAGATAGTGGAATGATAGAACTCAGATTGCATAGGGGATAACTTATGCCTATTGCAGACCCTAAGTTAAAGAAGAAGCGTCCACTTACTATTAAGCAAACGAAGTTTGTTGACGAGTACATCAAGACTGATGGCAATGGTAGTCATGCGGCTATGGCAGCTTATGATGCTAACAATTTGGCAACGGCACATGCGATAGCCACAGAGAACTTACAAAAACCTTCAATAAAAGAAGCGGTGCAAAAGGCTCTTGAGGAGCATGGCTTGACGATTGACTTGATCACAAAACCCATAGCCGATGGAATGAAGGCTATGAAGCTGCAAGAGATCAAGGGCGAAATGAAGGCACTACCGGATCACTCGGTACGTCTTAACGCTTCATGGAAGGCACTCACCCTTATGGGTGCTACCGCCAACAATGATGAGGGCAAGGGTTCAGTTGTCAACTTTAACTTTGGTACCCAAAATTATGTTAAAGGCAAAGAGTGATTGTTCTTGATTACAAGCCATTCATTGAAGATTGTTTTGCCATTAAAAATAAGTATGGCGAGCTCGTACCGTTTAAGTTCAATGATGTTCAGGATGATTATTATAAGACGCTAGAGACTGACTACCCCGAGATGCAGGGTATACGCGAGAACATTCTAAAGGGCCGCCAGTTCGGCATATCTAGTGTGATAGAGGGACTATTTACCGCTGACTTCATCATGTCGGAGCTAGGTGAAATCCCCATTATTGACTCCGACATCTACTCACACAAAGACTCTGAGACTGATGCCCATATTGCCCGGTTTAACCTATTCCTCGACTCGTGGCTGATCAAGTCCCAGGGTGGGACAATCCGTGACATGGAGGATAACCCGAGTGACGTGCTGAAGCTACGTAAGGCCTTCCTCAAAGTGGACAACGGGGGAGAGCTGATTGGCCGTAAGCGTGGCGCCCAGTATCATGCTCAGACGGCTAGCGCTAAGGTGTCAGGCCGTGGTGGTACGAAACAGAATATTCACTGGTCAGAGATTGCCTTCTACCCCAACACCGAGATTATGAACGCTAAGAAGCTTGTGGTGGGAGCCGAGAAGCAGGTGCCTCAAAACTACGGGAAGATATTCCGCGAGTCTACTGGCAATCTAGCCGGGGATTACTTTGCCGAGGAGTATCAATCAGGTAAAGATGGCTTATCTCTGTTTAAGAGTCGTTTCATGGCCTGGTATACGTTTAAACAATATCACCAGAAAGCCCCTAAAGACTGGCAAGTACCAACCTATTACCAGCAGTTGTATCAAGCGGGACTTGCAACAGCGGATCAATGCTATTGGCATTACATGCAGACCAAGGGGCTTGAGGATAAGGAAGAACTACGTGAGTATCCGACATACGATTACGAGGCATTCTTATACGGCGGCAGGCCCTTCTTTGATGCTGACGCTCTGATATACCACAATACCCATATTAGGAAGCCATTGAGTGAAGCGGTGTATTTATCAGCCCTGGAGGTGCCGGCATGAGCTTCAGGCTTTACCGCAAGATACAACAAGGTGAGTTCTTCGTCGTGTTTGGTGATACAGCTCAAGGTGGTGATGACAAGAACTTTGTACAATTCCTCTCCACTCGTAATCTTGATATCCCCTTAGTGTTGTCTATGCATGGCGTAGCGGCCGAGATGACACCTCATTTAGTTCAAGCATTACGGTGGATTAAGAAGCTCACCGGGGTCCCCCCGATGGTCGCACTTGAGCGACAAAACGGCGGTATTAGTGCTATGCATGACTTAATGACCTCTAACCTGTCTGGAGATTATAATCTCTATGTCGCAAAATCTAGTGGTACGTTAGATGGTGAGGAACGAACGGATCGGCTGGGATGGGATACAAACGCATCGACTCGTCCGGGAATGCTTGGCGATTGGCTGACGGCTTTTAACGCCAAGCAAGTGGTGATATACGATAAGGAAACACTAGATCACCATCAGACATTTATCGTTAACAAGAGTGGTAAGCCCGAAGCGGCGCCCAACACGCATGACGATGCTGTGATGGCTTGTGCCGGAGTATGGCAGATGTATCAAACAGAGCATCCACCAATTAAGCGAACGCATCGTAATAACACGCAAGAAAGGTTAAAACTCCATGTCTAAAACTAACTACGCATCATTTAGTGGTCGTAACGAACTCGACGTATCAGACCTACGTGAACGTGGCGAAGAGCTCAAGCAAGCTATCTTCAACGCCGTCAAAGACACCCAGGGTATCATCATGTCGCCATTGCCGAACGTGCTCATTATGACGGCTGAACAGTACATGGATCAGGATCCAAACCCCGAGATGATGCCAGCCTATAAGTCCAAGGACCGGCTATACCAGACCCCGCTAAACATCATGGACATTGTCGTAAAAGACCCCGAGAACTTCCCGCCCGATGGCGAGGACGATAGCGAAAGCATTATAGAGATGTTACAGTAGCACTAATATACCCAAGGACTTCACGTGGCTTTTATCGGTAAAGACGATCTCAAACAGCTATACACCGATTCAAAGACCGAGGGTCACGTTTGGAGAGAGAACTACCCCGCTTTCGAGCGCCTCGCCGACAATGATCTCATGGAGGGTATGGACGAGAACCTGCCCGAAGTCAACGATGGATCACTGGCGGCCGCACTGTTCAAGCTTCCTAAGCGTATCGTCTCGAGCAAACTCAGTGGTACGGTCACCTCCGATAGTGATCAGGCATGGGTGGGAGACTTGGCCAGCATTGTGTGGCGTAAGCACATCATCCCCTTTGCCAATACTCAGGCACCCTTCACGCGTAAATGGAAGGATGCAGTGCGTAAGGCCGCAATCTATGGATCAGTGCCAATTATCACGCTCTTTGTCGAAAAAGATGGCCGAAGGCATGCTGACTTTATCGTGGCTCAACCCCAAGACGTGACGCTTGAGCCGGGTAAGGTTAGTGACTACGACTCGGACGTCATGTTTTGGGATGTATTTTATTCAAAACTACAGCTCGAGAACATGATTGAGCAGGCCAAGGAAGAGAAGAGTAGTGACGGTGAGGGCGATGGTTATAACAAGTGGGATATTCCGGCGTTAGAGGCTATCCTCGCCGCTAAACAGACCGAGGAGCGTGATGGTCAGGATACGCCTCTTCAGCAACAGGGCAAACAGAAGCCTCAAGGGTATAAATTCTGTATCGCCGTTCAACGCGGTGTTGAATCACCCTTTTACATGTACTATTCCAAGACCGATAAGACCGTGCGTGAGTGGTCTAACCCCGATCCGAGCGGCGACTCCTGCATTCATTTCCTCTATTGCTACCAGAATCTCATTAATCCCTATGGCATCGGCATTGTTAAGCTGGCTGGAGGGACACAGAACGTTCTTGACTACATGCGCCAGGCTGACGTACTCGCCACACAATTAGGACTCCAGCCGCCACTCAACATCAACGGCAATGCTGATAGTGTAGACCTTGATTCATTAGTCTTTGCCCAACGTGCCCAGTGGTTTACCGGTAATGCGACGGTTGAGCCAGTTCAGGTCAATACTGAGACGTACCGGGGTCTTCCTGAGCGTATGAGCATGTATAAGACATCGCTTAACCAGCTTATCCCCACTGGTGATACGTCTATTCAGGCTGGATCAGGCGATCCCAACTACTCCAAAACGCCGGTGGGGGTCAAGTTTCAAGCGGCCGACTTGTCGATTGATGACGAAGACTTCAAGGACAACCTGTATATCACGTACGCGGCCGTCGCTAAGTCGATGATTAACACCCACTTCGCCAACATGGAAGGTTCTGACCTACTCAAACTAACTGATGATGAGAAAGAACTCCTTGTTAAGGGCGGCTTGCAGTTCCCTGAAGACACTAACGAGCTTGAAATTGTTTGGGATACGGTTCGTGGTAAGTTTGATTTTGAAGTCGACCCGGAGAAGGACCAAAAGACCGCTGATGAACAGAAGCTAGAAGGTCTAACCAAGGTGGCTGAGTTTATTTCTAACCCCAATACTGCCCCTCTCTTGCAAAGTGGCAAGCCTATCATGCTTGGCAAGAAACAACTAGATACCGGTGAGCTCATGGCGGAAATCGTTAGCCTCACCACTGATAACGACAAGATTATCACTGATGCGACTCCCGATGAACTTGGTCCTGACGGTCAGCCAATTGACCAGGCGCAAGTTCAAGCCCAACAAATGCAGGAACAGGCCCAGGCTATGCAAGATTTGCAGAAAGAAAATCAAGACCTTAAAGATAAGCTGACCGAAGAACAGCAAGTGCCCTATAAGGACGCTCCAGAAGATATCAAACGTCAGAAAGAGCAGCGTGCCGGCTATACCCCATCCATCATGCTGTCACCCGTTCAGGAAGATGCTGTTATTAAGGCTCAGCAACAGGCACAGGCTGAGGCAACCGCTCAACATGCGCAAAGCATGGATATCGTACGCGAACATAATACCCCCGATCCCATGGAGATGGAGAAACTAAAAGCTAAGCAGAAACCGAAGGTGGCGGCATGACCCGCAATGACAGTCTTTTATACACGGCCGCTTCAAGTGCCAGCTTTGCTAAGAAGAAGGCGGTCGCCGAAGAAAAGAAGCAAAAGCGTGAGCAACTATTGCCAGCGGGTGAGATTGTGCGCGACACCATTCAAAAGCAGGTGACTAAGCTGATGTATGGTCCGTATGTTGATGAAGAGAAGATGAGCGACGTGCAATTTCGGGTAGAGCGTAGAGCTCGCAAGCTAGCCGTCGCTAGTCTCATTGAAGTGCAAATTGAGCTGAGCAATATATTGCGGGATCACAGCAAATCGGAGGAAACGTGGGCCACGCCGAACGACGAGCAGAGATAGAGGCTGAGCAATCCAGTTTAACGAAGGATGAGATACGCGACAAGCTAGAGCGTGAGGCGGAGTTCACGCTGGACTTAGACAATCTACCCAAGGTAAAACATCACTTTGTCAAGCGTGGTATCGTGCTGTCATGCGAGGGTGCTGGGCACCCTAGTCATCGTCATTTTCTCCATTAAAAGCTTGTGCTCTTGATGGTTTAGTTGTTATGCTACGTCTAAGATATCCCTTTATCGCGGTGTCGCTTACCTTACGAGCAGAGACTCGCCCACTTAATGGGTAGACAACTAAGGAGAAACAATGGCATATCCGCACGGCTCTAAGTACATGAATTTTTATGAGGAGCTACCCAAAGCGGAAGAGCTAGAAGCCGAATCTGATGATGATGGTGCTGAGTCTGCTCTAGAGGACACAGAGATATCATTCGAGCATAAGTCAGACGATGAACCCGAAGAGGCATCTGAGGAAGAAACGAACGACGAAGAGGCTAAGTCTGAAGATGACGACAAGGAGACTGGGGTCGAAAAGACCAAAGTTGAAAAGCCGGCAGCTAAAGACGCCAAGTCGGATGAGGAGAAGACCAAAGCCTTCAATAGAGAGCAGGCTGAGAAACGACTCCAAGAGAAGCAAGCTAAGGAACTTTCACGGAAGAAGGACCAGGACGACTACATCGCCGCCGCTGATCCAGACGATCCCAAAGACCTAGCCGTCCGACAATTACAAGTTGATGCTTACACCAACAAAGTCACCGCTAATCAAAACACTTTGACCAGTGCCTACCAACGGGCTTTAAAGGATTTCGATATCCTGAACAATCCCGATCCAGCTATTCAGGCTAAGGTCAACCGAGCCCTTGATTTATTCCAGGCTGCTTCGGTCACAGTGGACAAGTACGGCGAACCGGTGGATGTACGCGGAGATTTGTACTCACATTTACAAACTGAAGCAGACTCTATTGCCGAGCTTATGAGCATCGGCGCACGCAAGCAGACGACCAGTAAGGAGAAGGAGAAATCCAAAACCCTTACTCCGCCTAATCGTGCTCCGAAAGAAGCCAAGAAGACCGCCATTGCTCAAATGATGGAGGGATTCGACGAGGAAGCTGCGCGCTAGAGTCGGAAAGAACAATTAAGTGGCTATTAACCTTGCTACCGAGTTCCAAAGCAAGACATCTGATCTTGTTAAGGCCAAACGCAAAAGTAAAGAATTTACCAACCAGGATTGGTCGTGGGACGGCAATAACGCAATTATCGTTAGTACCCTCTCTGACCCGACCATCGGTAACTACGATCCTAATGCGGCTGCCAACCGTTATGGCAACGCCAGTGAAGTGGAAGACACTCAGCAAACCTGGACGCTAACCCGTGACCGTTCGTGGACCAAGACGATGGACAAAAAGAACCAGCAAGACGCCAAGATGTTGCGTAAGCCGGGTTCTTACCTTGCCCAAGCGACCAAGAACGTGCTCGTGCCGGAAATTGACACCTACATCTTCCAGTCCATTGCAACCACCGCCGCTGTCTACAACCGTGACGACATCGTCGCCGACGCTGCGACATCCGCGTCTAATGCCTGGACCAACCTGACTGCTATTGGCGCTGACATCACCGACAACGAAGCGCCGGAAGAGGGACGTGTTGCTGCCATGACTGCCGGGTATTACAACTACCTTAAGCAATCCGGCATGGTGCTAGCATCCGACATGGGTCAAGCCATCCGCCACTCAGGTGACCTGGGGACGGTCGACAACAACAAGATCGTGGTTGTCCCGTCTAGTCGTATGCCCACCACTTCTGGTGCGGTTGACCTGCTTATCTCTCACCCGTCGGCGACGACTGCCCCTGAGAAGCTGATTGACTACACCTTGCACTCGAACCCGCCTGGTATCTCTGGTGATTTGCTTGAGTACCGCCACCGCTACGACTGCTTCACTGACATCAACCGCATCTACTCGATCGGCATCCACGCTGTCGCGTAATTAACAGGAGAACTATTATGGCTGTTTCTACGCCAGATACAGAACGAAAATTAGAGGTCCACGGCGTTCCGAAGCCGAAGGGTACCTCATGGCTCAAGGAAGTAAAGGTTGACGCGGCTCGCGCGGCCATCCAGCACCTCCAGACTCAGAAAGAACGTCAAGACTTCGAAGCTGCGAAGGCCCGTGGTATCACCCCGGCGGAGATCTTGGCCCAAGGTAAAAAGACGCTGGGCATGCCTCGCGCCGGAAAGGGTAACGAATAATGGCTACCATTAACTTAGAGGGTATGGGCCACCGCGAATATGAGGCGGTGACGACAGCGAAGACTCTGGATGCTGGTGATTGTGGCGTGGTTCAAAACGCTACGGCAACCCTAACGGTGACCCTTCCAGCTACGGCTGCCTTGCGTAGCTACACCATTCGGGTGGGTGCGTACGGTATCACTCTCACCATTGCTCCGAACGCCAGTGATTACATCATTGGCAACGGTTCAACGGCTACCACCGCTAACAAGGCGTTGGTCTTCACCAACCAACCAGCCGGCAGCTGGGTGAAGCTTACCTCAGGGACTGGTGGATGGGTCGTAGACGCCATCTGTGGCACCGCCGCTCTGGCCGCTTAACTAACAGCGCCTTTAGCCAGCTATCCAGATGTGTTGCCTGGACTGGCTAAAAGGCGTTATTAAGGAACAATTATGTCGATGAATCCAGGGCTCGCCGCCTACATGAAGAATAAACAAGCTAGCAAGCGTACTCAGATGGTCCCGATGGCCGGTATGCCTATGCCCAACCTTCCCCAGTCTGGAATGCCAGGATCCGGTAAAACTCATTCTAAGACTGCCCACAAGATGAAAGGGAAATGTTAATGACCTACTTTTCCCGCGTTGAACTAGAAGAAATCCAAGCTGGTGTTCGCCCTGCCGGAGTGGTGAAGACCATAACCTTTGACGGTGGCATCACCAGTGGTAAGTTGTCCACCAAAGCTGCCATGACCACTACGCTCGGTGGGGCCAACAACGACATGACGTTCACCGCCGATACAGCGGGGACGGCTGGTAACCTTATTACCGTACAGTATCGCGATCCTGGGGAAGCTGGACGGACGATTGGCGTCCATACCAACGGTAATGCCATTATTGTCGATTTAGGCACGACCGGAACGGCCGACAAGGCTCAGGGGACGATGACCAGCGATGCCACTAATCCGGCGGATGGTGGCACGTTTGTGGTTGGAGCAACGACGTACACACTTAAGTCGACTCTGACGCCAGCGGCCAATGAGGTGAAGATTGGGGCAGATGCAGCCACTACTCTCGATAACGTCAAGTCAGCGGTTAACGCGACCGCTGGAGCTGGTACCGCCTATGGCACGGGTACTGTTGCTAACGCTACTGTTGACGCCACGACCAATACCAACACTACGCAGTTGTTTGAGGCGAAGACGGCCGGCGCTGCTGGTAATGCCATCTTGTTTAGCGAGAATGCTACCCATATTACGGTTAATGGCAGCGGTACGCTGATCCGTGGTGTCGATGCTGGCGCGATTGAGTCAATTGCTAGCGATGTTAAGACGGCCATTGAAGCCGATACCGCGGCGGCAGCCCTGGTAGATATTACTGACTTCTCGGGTAATGATGGTAGTGATCTTGTAACGGCCATGGCAGCCACTCCCTTAACCGGTGGATCTGATGGTAAGGTTCCCCTGTTTACCGTCTCAGGGGCTTGCTTAGTCAGCTTGCGGGGAATTGTCGAAACTACTCCCACCGGTACGGGCGGAACCCTGGTGCATGGTAAGACGGGCTCAACCAATGATCTGATAACGATCCTGACTGGCACAGCCCTCACCGCTGGTGGCGGGATTGATAGCACGGGTTATGTAGCTCGGGGAACGGCTCTCGCCAAGACGCCGATAAAACCTTACTTCGATGGTCAGGCCATCTTCGCTACCACTGCTACTCATAGCATTGACACTGGTAAAATTCATTACATAGCTGACTATATTAGCATTACAGAAGGCGCGCGCGTAATACCAGCATAACCAACAGGAGTATCTGGCGCGTAGTGGACTAACCTTCACCGCAAAGGAATCAACAAATGGCTAACAAAATTGAAATCTTCCGAGGCACCACTTACCCAGTAGTCTACAATCACGTCGACAGTACTGGTGCAGCTGTAGCTTTGACAGGTAAAACGCTGTACTTCACGGTTAAACAGCCGGTTTATGACTCCAATGCCACCGATACCTCTGCAGTAATCAAAAAAACTGTACTACCGGTCGATCACACTGATGCTGCTGGGGGAATTAGTGGGTTTACCCTAGATGACGCCGATACCTACATCGATCCGGGCAAGTATCACTACGACTTCATCATTGAAACAGCGGATGGTTTAGCCGAGCCACCGAGCGTGTACGGCGAGTTTGTCGTCAAAGGCCACCCGTCTAATCGCCAGGTAGGAAACGAATAAGTGCCTAGTACGACGATCCGTGTTGTTGGAGTAGCCGCTGATGGCACTATTGTCGTTAATGGTATAGCTGGCCCTCAGCAAATTACAGCTGTGGGTACCGTAGCAGCAACTGGTCCTCAGGGGCCTCCTGGTGCCGACGGCATCGACAGTGGCGGTGGGGATGGTACTGGTGTGTGGGGGGGTATTACTGGCACCATTGGCAACCAAACTGACCTTCAGACAGCATTAAATACCAAACTGACCAAAACCTCCAACCTCTCCGATCTGTCCAATACCACGACCGCCAGAGCTAACCTAGGTGTTGAAATCGGCACAGATGTCGAGCCCTTACTGGCTCCGACTACCTCGGTTGACTATCTGAGGGGTGATAAAACATTCGCCAATTTCAACACGGCGGTACGGACGAATCGTCTTAACGAAATGGCGACTCCGTCGGCTTCCGTTAACATGGCGTCGCAACGAATAACGAATCTAGCTAGCCCGGTTAGCTCACAGGACGCCGTTAATAAAGCCTACGCCGATGCTTTAGCGCAAGGATTAAGCGTAAAAACCTCCGTCGTTGCTGCCACCGCTGCTGCCTTGTCGACTAACACATATTTGGCTGGGGTGCTGACAGCTAGTGGCAATGGCGCATTAGTGGTTGATGGTATCACCGTATCGACAGATGACCGTATCCTCGTAAAGGATGAGGCCACTCTTAAGAACAATGGTATTTATGTTGTAACCGACACCGGCGGGGTAAGTACTCCGTTTGTGTTGACCCGGGCAACTGATATGGATAGCTCGAGCGAGATTAGGGGAGCGTTTACCCTCGTCTCAACTGGAACCGTCAATGCTAGTAGTGGCTGGGTGGTGAGTGGTCCTGGACCATTCACGTTGGGTACAACCGATATTGTGTTTGCGCAATTCTCGACGAATACTGTGCCCGATGCTACGACGCTGGTCAAGGGTAAGGCCACCCTAGGAGCTTCGGGAGGTGCGGCGACGTTTGATTCCGTTACCTTTACCAACGCCGCGCCCACCCCTGTAACCGTTGGTGGTATTGCCGCTGGTTCGACCTTTAGCGCTGAGTCGGCCATTGATATGTTCGAGCAATTATTGTATCCCTATCAGGTTCCAGCGTTCTCGTCATTTCTTATTACTGGTCAGGCCACTACAGTCGAAGTTGGTGAAGATATTACTGGTGATCAGACATTTAGCTGGGCCACTACCAACAGCAGCAACGTTACAGCCGCAAGCGTTGAGATTACCGATGGCGTGACAGTTCTCGATACGGGTTTGGCTTCGTCTGGTACGACAGTCGCCGATGTCGGGACAGTGACGCGCATCACTCCGGGAACTCATGTCTGGACAATTACCGGCGAGAATACCCAGTCCGACAGCTTTACTCGCAACTTCACCGTGACATGGTTGTGGCGAGTATTTGTTGGCACATCCACTAATACAACGTTAACTGAAGCTCAAATTGAAGCGCTGGCTGGGAACAGCCTAGCTTCGACTGGCTTTGGTACCTACGCTCTTGCCGCCGGAGGATATAAGTACTTTTGTTACCCTACGAGCATGACAGCGGCTTCGTCATTTACTGACACTTCGACCAACTTCGACGTGACCATGGCGACGGTTGCTGACCATGCCGATTTTTCCAATACCGCGAACGGGTTGAGCTATGCCATTGTTTCGGTGACAAACTCACTGGGTGAAGTTACTGACTACCGAGTTTATCGAACGAGATACATCCTCGGCGGTTCAATTAACATAGAGGTTGCATAATGCCACGAGTTACCGGTCCGCTTACTACCACTGATGTTACTGATGTCTATCCAACCCATGACGCACTGCTAGGATTGGGCGGTTTGCGGGAGGTGGCGGATCACACTGAGCGGAATGCTATTCCAGACGAACGTCGCCGCGAAGGCATGATTGCCTACACGGCCAACGACAACAAGTACTGGCTGCTCGGAGCTTCGCCCTGGTTGGGGAGTGATGCAGACTGGGTTGAAGCGTCCATCACGGCTGCTTCAACGCTAGACCCTACCTTGACGGCGTTGGGAGGAGTCGCAACTGGTCCTGATCTCGTGCCGTACTTTACGGGCACTGATACAGCGGCGACTACAGCTCTCTCGAGTTTTGCTCGTGATTTAATTGCTGATGCTACGGCTACGTCCGCACGGTTGACTTTGGCGGCTTCATCTAAAGCGTCTATTATTGTTGGCCCTACCGGCGACAGCGGGTACATCACCGACGGTGTCGCTGACAACGTTCAAGTTCAAGCCGCGGTTGATGACGCTTCTGCTTCGGTTGTTGCCGGCATTGCGGTCGTAGAGGTGCAGCCCGGTGTTTTGCTTAGTTACTCAGCTCCAGTTGTTCCTAAGTCTAACGTTATCGTGCGTGGATTCGCGGCTATTATTCATGACGGTACCGATAACGGTTACACGGGCATTGGGCTCCATAGCGCTTTTCGCGACGATGGTGTCAATGAATTTACCAATTTCGGCCTGGCTGACCTGACTATTGTTGGTGACACCACGACGAGCTCAACCACCTGCGGCGTCTACTTAACGGGCAGCAATGACTTAGACAATCCTACCGCTCCCGTACTATCTGACGTTTATATGCATAACGTTAAGATTCATGATTGCGCCTCATTACCCGTTCGTATCTTTGGAACGTCTGGCAAACTTAGCGTGTTGAACTGTGACTTTAATCACAATGCCGATGCTGGGTTTGGTTTTAATGAAGAACTTATCTTTATGGGCAATCATTCGATTGACAGCCGAGATAATGGCTTCTCTATCAGTCGCGGTAATACGAAGGTTGTTTGTGCTAGCAACACTGTGGAAAATGCTTCATTTTGGGGTATTTGGGCAAGTGGCTACAATAACCAAGCTGGTCCGGGCTACATGGTCATAAATGCCAACGTAGTCAAGGGTAGCGGTCGTTCCAGTGTAGCCATTATTAACGCGCCCAATAACTTAGCTGTTGTAGGTAACGTACTCGACCAAGAGCATAACCGAGCTAGTGATAGCGATGTTGATGGCATCCAGATACGGGGCGGTAGCCTTTCAGATCGTGCCACAAATATTTTAGTGTCTAGCAATATCATTAAGAATGCGTCTCGCAATGGTATTTCTTATGGCTGGGTTGACCAACTCTCTATCGTAGGTAACCAAATTATTGATGCCGGAACTCAGTACAAGGCCAACGGTACAACGCCGATTCTATCTTCTGACCGAAGTACAAACGTCGGTATTTTGCGCTATCACGACTCAACAAATGTATGGATTGATGGCAACAATATTATTGATACTCGGGCGGTGCCCTTTACCAACGTTGACATTTATCCAGTTGTAAGTTCAACCATTTCTCTTGGCAAGAACAACTCTAACGGTATGCGTGTGACTCGTAACCGGATTGACTTTAGTTCTCCTGTTGAGGCAGGAAGTCCAGTAGGATTAAACGTAAATGGTCCAGACACGAACATTGACTTTCAGGTCAACTTGCAAGGCAGTGGGGAAATGCAGGTTCGGGGTACCGGTGGGTTAAATGTGCACTCCCCGGCGTCTGGTACGGGTACATCACCTATACTTCGTTTTTCTGCAGGTGATGAAACCAAGAAAGTAGGTGGCGTTAGTGCGACTCGCACCGATCCAGCCACAAGCTCATTATTGGCTTTTAACGTTCTCTCGGCCGGCGCTCTTACCGCTTCCACGGCGGCGGCTGCGCCTTTGTATATTCAGGGCCGACCTGACGCCACTGGAGCCTGGGTGGGATATAACGCCGGTATACTTTTCAAACGCAGGGCAATAGCTGACGCTTTGGCTACTGTTGTCAAATCGGACCATATCATCGCTTACACGTCCCTTACAGCCGCTCGGACCGTAAACTTGCCCACAGCGGCCGGCGGGATCGGCCGCACCTATATCATCAAAGACGAAACTGGATCGGCTGCCACCTATAATCTCACCCTCACTCCCTACGCGTTCTCGGGTACTACATTTACTGATGCTGATGTGGATGTTACCAACAATCTTATTCGGCTTTCAACGCTACTAGAAACCGGGACTGCTATAAGTATGACGACTCCCGGCACAATGCCAGGTGGCGTCACTGCCTCTACAACTTACTATGTGACGCGCAATACTCTTGTATTAAACAACTCTGCTGCTAATGCGGGCACGCTTGCAAATGATAGTACAGCCGGTTATGTAGCTTGGAGTAATCCATCTAACGCGGCTGGTAGCGATAACTCGTATGCTACATGGGCTTCTGACGGCAATATTAACCCGAGCGATCCGAGGGGTGATGCTCAGACATTCGCTGGCTCAATTACGGCTAGTGATAAAACATTAACGGCTTCCTCCTCAGTGTTTACAATCGCCGATGCAGGCAAGAACGTCCGTATTCCCGGTGCAGGAGCGGCTGGCGCTGATCTTATTACGACAATTTCGAGTTTCACCTCCGATGTGGAAGTGGAATTGACGGCCGCTGCCGGTACTACCGTTAGTGGAGTAACGTCGGCTTTCGCTAGCGGTGATTATGTTGAGAGCGAATATCTAAAAGTGACGAACTTCGGCTTCGCTATACCGTCCGCCGCTAATGTCGAGGGTATTAAGGTTGAGGTCGAGGGGAAGAGCACTAGTACAACCTCGGAGGCTGTCAAAGTTTACGACATTAAGGCGCAACTACTAAAGGCGGGTGTACTAACTGGTGATGACAAGGCGGCCATTACAGCTTTCACTGGTTCCGACACCACTAAGACCTACGGTGCAACTGATGATTTGTGGGGCGCGACTTTGTCGCCGACTGATGTTAATGGCTCGACCTTTGGTTTTATCTTCCAAGTAAAGTCAGTGTTGGGCGTCGCCAATATCGATAACATTAGGATCACGATTTATTACACAATTCCGTATGACATTAAGTTGGCTACCACACAGGCTAATGCTCTGGCCGGTACCGCTATCGACATAACCACGACTGGTTCAGGAACCATCACGGTGGCATCTCCCGCACAAACGATTGATGGCTCGTCCACAAAAGTGATCAATATCAACAACGGTGTCGCGCAGATTTACTCTGATGGCTCAAACTGGCAAATTACGGGTGGCCTGTACAATACCAGTCAATTAACAACTTTGGGTGGATTCTCTAATCCGATGACGACGCTCGGTGATTTGATGTATGAGGACAGCACTCCTGCAGCAACGAGACTTGCCGGCAACACTACGACCACGAAAAAATTCTTAACTCAGACGGGTAATGGTTCGATCTCGGCCGTCCCGTCGTGGGGCACATTAGCGGCGGCGGATGTACCGACCTTGAATCAGGACACCACCGGCAAGAGCGCTAAAACGGATGCTCTCAACTCTGCTACAACAATAGTAAACGTATCTTCGGCAACAGCGCCCACTGCTGGACAGGTCTTAAAGGCGACAGACTCAACGCACGCTACCTGGCAAACCTTAACGGGCGTTAGCACGGGTTACTCAATGCAGTTTGGGGCTAATGCTACAACCACCGGCGCTTCGTTAGTTTTCGCCAATAGTCAGACTTATTATTTTGGGAATTTCCACAGCGCTCAGCCAACCACAACCGACGGCAACGCACGTATTTACATACCTACCGGGGGGCATGTCACCGCTGTTTATCTTTGGGTGCACGTCATAACTAACACTTACACCAACGAGAATGTCGCCATATCTCTACGAGTAAATAGCAGTGACACCAGTATTACAACAACGGGTGATTTTAGTTCCACCAATCTTATTTCGAATACGGGGCTGAGTGTTGCTGTATCGGCCGGTGATTATTTCCAGATTAAAATGGTAACGCCAGCTTGGGTTACTCACACCGGTACGATTCGTCTTACGGGCACAATTTTCGTTACAGAATAGTGCTTTTATGACATAATATAATTAATTAAAGAGATCAAATAGTGAAATTTGACTTACGTCAACCAATCCTTGACTTTCAAGGTCGTCCGTTAGTGGAGCTGGAAGCTATAAGACCAGGCCAAAAACTTCAGCCTGGTCAAACGCTCAAAACAGAGGTTATAAACTTTAGGGCAGTCTTACACGCAGCTATCTATCGTAAAGACGAAACTACAAAACCTAATCCTGAAGAAGTCGAGCGTATCGGATTATTGGGCCTAAAGATCTGGAAACGTTGGGAAGTTGATCTTGACCACAAAGAATGTGACTTTATTCTCGAAAAGGCTAAAGTATCTTTTGCGCTAGACCCGCTTTACTACATTCGGCTCAAAGAGTTCTTATCGGGTCAAGAACCTGACGTTCCTGACGAAGAGACTAAAGAAACCGTGGTTTGACGAACCATAACAACTTACAGCATAATAGTTATATTAATGTGGAGTGCCGATTTTATGGCTACCAGTGAGTACGTAGTAACAGATGGCGAGCTATTTAAAGTCGTCAAGAGTCACGAGAAGATTGAACTGGATCAGGTTCAGGCGGAGGTTAATGCTAAGCAGGCTGAGTATGATCAGGTTGTCAGTGAACTCGTCGATACGCCGACCGATGCTGAAGCATTGCTAGCCGTCGCTAAGAGGCGGGATGAGGCTAAGGTGGCCTTGGAAGACTCCAAAAGCGACTATGAAGTGGCTACGGGAGTGGTGGAAGCAGCCACCGCTGCCGCCGGCTCAGTGCATGTGGACGTGTCGGTGGAGAGTCCAGAGACGGAATTCTAATCCAGACTATCCCTGGAAAGCTGACCTATCTCAGATTCAGTGGAAACAATCAGAGAGGAAGCCAGCAATCCGCTAGGCTTCCTCCATTATTTGTGGCATGATAGGAGCAACTCTTTAAAGGATGGTCTATGCCTGGTAATTATCTAACGCCTAGCGGTACTGTCGCTGGGTACGGCAACCCTTACTATAATGCTACAACTCTGGGTGCGGGCGACCAATCCAGTTTAATGAACTTACTCGGATATAGCGGTAAGACTCCGAGTGGCACAGATAGTGGCAATGTTCAGGGCGACTCAACCTTTCGATTGCAGCAAGCTCCAGCATTACCAAGCGGTTCTGCCAACGGCTCGGCCGACGACTTAGCTTTTCTGGCCGATCAAGCAGCGCAACTTCGTGCCTTACTTGGACGTACCGACACCGGGCTCAACCAAGGTCTAACTCGCAACGAAGATCAGTACAACGAGCAAGTCGGCAGCGCTAACGCCGGTAAAGACCAGCAATACGCGGCCTTTAATGACCAACGCGTAGCGCAGAATCAAGGTAAACTCTCAGCTTACGACACGATTAACAAGAATGCGAACAACGGTTACCGTAGCCTAGCGCAAATCATCGGACGAGCTTCTGGTACGGGCTCGTCGGCCTTCCGTGACCTGCTCCCTAACGTTATTGGTAAGGACACCTCCAGCAAACGCCAAGCGGCCACCGACACCTACGGCCGTAACTTACAGGGCATTGATAAGTCTCAAGGTCAATACGACATCAGTTTCGCCAACGTCCTAGCTGATCTTGCCAAGCAGAAAAAAGACAATGAAGAAGCACTGAGAAGCGGTATTGAAGGTCAGCGTCAAGGTATACAAGGACAACTTGCGACCAATGCCGCCCAAGCCGCGCAGGCTAGAGGTGGTGGTTACGCTGCAGTCAAAGCCGCGCAAGCTCCCTTCCAGAGCGCTATCGACCAGTCACGTAACGCGGTAGAAGGTTTTTTTAATCAGTTCCGCACCCCCTACACGCCAAAACAGGCTGTGGCAACCACTCCCGACCTGTCCGCTTATAACACAGATCGAACAACGATTAATGCTCGGGATCAAGGGGTGGATAGCACTAATCCATATACCTCGTTACTTCGGAAAAAATTACAGGGTGCAGCTTAGGAGGCTGCTTAGTTGGCCTTCTCTTTAAAGGATTTACTTCGTGGTGCTGGTACGGTGGCAGATGCAATTATCCCAGGCGATCAGTCTAGCTGGCATCAACCTACTAAATCTCGCCCCGCCAGCACGGCCCAACCCAATCTTATTCAGCAAGCCGGCAACGCCATCGCCAGTACGGCTAGAAACGTTGCGAGTACGCGGATACCAAGTCTAGGCGTTAGTCTAAACGAGATTGGAGCTCAACTACCAGGAGCAGCCAACACTGCTATTAGCAATACGCCCCTCTTGGGGGAAGCGTATAAGTTTGGCCAGAGAGCAGCTAGTCCTCAGTTTCAACAGCAAAGCCTACCCCAACAAGTAGGACAATTTGCTCAGAGTATTGGTAAGACTGGATACGACTGGACGCTTGGCGGGTTAGAGCGAACCGGCGGTCGTATTGCGGCAACCGCAACGGGGCAACCTCAGCAATCATTCTCGGGGACTAATCTGCCTGTTCAGCAAGAGATTGGCCAGGCTGCCCCGATTGCTGGCAATAAGCTCTTAGGCCAAGCCGTCGCAGGTCTAGGGATAGCTGGAGACGCACTCTCCCTCCCCGCTGTAGTTGCCGGTCCCAAAGTTGTAGCACAGGGGGCCAAAGACGTCGCTAAAGCCGCTCAGAACGCCAACAAGGCGTTAGGCGAGAAGGGTTTTATCTCGGTATCCGCACCTATTATTGATAAACCCCTTAATCCTGCCCTTGCTCCTGAGGCCAAAGTCGCCGTCAGCGAAGCTCAAAACACCATTGAACAACTCCATCAACAGATAGCCGTGGCTCAAGATTCAATTAACTACGCTAAAGAGCATGTGGCTACCCTTAATATCCCGCAAGCTCAGAAGGACAAAGCTCTCGCAACGTTTGTAGCCGACGCCAATGCTAAAGTTGCAGCAGCAAAACAAGAAATGGGCGGTTGGCTGGAGCACATTGATCAGCTCGATCCGAGTGGTCAAAGTCGACCTATTAAGACAGAATTTCCCAGTGGCGTACCCCAAGGTCAGACGACTTTACTACAGCAACAGGCTGCCGCTGATGCTCCTAAGCCAACAATAGCGCAAAAGATATCCACAAGTTTTAAACAGGCTGTGGGTAATGAGCGTGGGTCAGTTGACTTTAATGCGCCGATTGTGGGATCTAAACTACCCACTAAATCCGAAGAAGTCGCCGCTGAAAAGCTAAAAATAGCGCCACAGTCTCTCAACACCAACAATCTAAAGATTAGCGAAGACGCCAAGGGCGAGGTAAACGCTCTTAGTCAGGCTGATCCAGTTACCCACATGAGCGATAAACAGGTACAGGATCTCGCTAAAAATGCCGGAGTAGACCTTAAATCGCACACCATTGATCAGACTCGCCAGAAGGTTGCAGAGCAATACAACCTGCGCCAGAAAGTCGTCACATTATCCAACCAGGCTGATCAATTACTAGCTGACGGTAAGATCGGTGAACGTGCTCAGCTCTTACAAAAGATCCAAGCATTGGCTAAAACTACCACTGAACAGGGTACGGATATTGCTCGTCAGTTATCGGCCAGGCGTATCCTAGCCAATGAGCTTGACACGCCCATGCAACGAGTCTTTAAACTTCTTGATAAAGACGGGGTGAACCCTGAAGTCTATATCAAGAAGTTCGCAAAGGTTGACTTCAATGATTCCAACGCCGTCGTCAAAGCCTACCGCGAACTTGTCCCACCAAGTAAAAGTAACTGGCTTGATACGATTCGGTACAACTCAATGTTGTCGAGCCCATTAACGCAGATCAACAATATCTTCCCGAACATTGGTTCTACCGCTGTCATCACTCCTATCGAGAAAACGCTGACAGGCATGTTGGATGCGGCTCATTCAGCTCTTACCGGCAAGCCTAGGCAGTTTGCTACTGGCGAAGGGGCGGCCTATGCCAAGGGTTACTTCTCTAGTTTTGGTGAAGCCAAGCGCCGGTTTAGCGAGTCGATGTCGGGTAAGGCCGAAGCGCAGAACCTAGATATGAGGGGTCATGTACCCATGTACGCTCATGGGCAAAATAAAGCATATGACGTTCTCTCCTATCCGATGCGCCTTATGGAAGCAATGGATGGGTTCTTCACGGGTCTGACCGAAGGCGGCGTTACCAAGGCCTTGGAGCATCGTCAAGCCAAGGGTATTACAGCGCCCAATATAGCCAACACCGCGAGTGCTGAGTCGGCTTACCGGCTGTACCGCCAGGAACTCGGCGATAAGTCTCAAGGAACATTCCTGCAGGCTCTCGATATCCCGGCTCAAAAACTCATGGAACTTCGCAACTCCAAGAATCCCGTTGTATCCTACCCAGCTAAATTCACCGTTCCCTTCGTGCGCACCACCATGAACATTTTTAAGCAAGGATTTGAGTACTCCCCCGCCGGCGTTTTGACGATGCATGGCTCAGCTAATAAAACTGAGCAACTTAGTAAGATGATTCTTGGAACAACCGTAGTGGGTGCGGCCGGTGCTCTGCTCGGAAAAGACCTCATGACCTGGGCGCAACCTACCAATCCGAAACAATTGGAGGCCTGGAAGGCGGCGGGCATTCAGCCATATTCAGTTAAGATCGGTAAAAACTGGGTGAGTTTCCAAAAACTCCCACCGGCTTTGTCGTTCAACCTTGCTCTTGTCTCCGCACTAGACGACGCCCAAAAGAACGCCAAGATTAACCAAAATGGCATAGATAATGTTCTAACGGCTTTAGCTAAGTACGGCCAGTTCTTGTCAGATCAGTCCTATACCAAGAGCGCTGGAAACTTTCTTAAGGCGGTGCAAGGTGACGGACAAGCTTTTACGCAGCTAGTATCAGGTTATCCGCAACAGTTAATCCCCTTCCGGGCCTTATCCAATTGGCTTGCCAACATGACCGACGACAAGCAGCGCAAGATCAATAAGGACGCTTCATTTGCAGCGCAACAATTAGAAGCTCTTATGCAAGTAATACCTGGTTTGCGACAGAACACTACAACGGTAAAAGACCCCAACGGCCAAGATGTGCCAGCGCAACATCCGTACTTAAATGCCGTTTCACCAGCTAAAATTAGTACTGAGGATGCAATAAATGCTGACTACTATAGGCAGCTTAAACAGCAGGCGCTCGATAACTCCAATGCAGCTATCACCAAAAAACAACAGGCCGCCAATGGTTCGGGCAAATTAAGTGGTAGCAAGACACTGAATGCTTCGGCTGCTCGCGTAAAAACTGCGTCTGAGAAACTGCCTAAAGGCATTAGCCAATCTTCCGCGAATGTTCTTAAACAATATGCGGCACTTTCAACAGAGGGTAAAAACAAATTCAACGCTGATGAAGCAAATAAATTGAAGCTTCACCAAGCACAGTATGAGCAGGATAAGTTGTCCGGTAAGCTTACTAACGCTAAGGATTTTGCCGCTCAAAACAAACTCGCCAAAGAAGCTATTACTTCCAAATATCCTCAAGAAATCCAAGATTTCTATGCCCTATCCAAGTCTAAACAAAACGCTTATTTCGCCAGTAATCGTCCCAAGGCCAAAGAGTTATACGACCAAGCCAAGAAGTTGGATAGCGAGCTCAACGCAGGAAAATTCACCACTACACCGAAGTATAAATATGGTCTCGGCAAGAAACCGAAGTCTTCCAAGTACGCCAAGGGTGGCAAGTTGAATTACTCCAAGCAACTAGTTAGCGGTAAAACAAACTCTACCGCTTTGCGTTCCATCTTGAGTCGTGTCAAAATTAAGCGTAAGTCCATTAAAGTGGCCAAAGCAAAGGTAAGCAACGCATGATAGTTAGCGAATTTTTGGAGCAGACGAACTGGGCGTACCGCGCCAACGACGACGATGCCCCAGTTGAAAATGTTGGTGACTGGGCCATGTGGCTCGGAACAGCGAACCGTAAAATTGCCGAATATGCCCGTGATACTAAGGTGACTCGCCAATCATTATTTGAAGTCCGCCCCGTCGGTACAGTATCCGCGTCCAACCAAAGCTATGATTTAGACGATGATTTTCTCGACCCCAGTGACGAAGTAATTGTTACGACAACCGATGGTCATGAAGTCGACTTTACGATTATCAAACCCCAAGAGCGTAATCGTTTCCGCCATAATAACAGAGTTTATGTGTCGGGTCGTGATCCGCAGATTTTAACGTTTGTCGATACCATTTCTTCCACTAGCCAGATTGTCGGCGGTGCTATTACGATGGGTGGATTCTACATGCCCGATCCCCTCTCGGGACCAAATGATGTGATTCCGTGTGACGACCCTTACTGGCTCGTGATGGCGACAGCGGCTGAGCTAGCGGGGAATGATCTCACTTATGAGTCAAAGGCTCCTGATTTAGTGGCGAAGGCTAATAACCTATGGGCGCAAATGCAAGCAAACAACCGTCGAGGAACCAGCAGTAATCCGCGCACGTCCCCAACGAGTGTTACGAGGATACCGGGAGCTAGACGGTAATGCCAACTCCTCCCAGTACGGTTCAGCGACGGAAGAGCAATCGGATACCGATTAACAAACACCAGAATAAGTTTTCCAAAGCCTACATTTCGACTATCGACAATTCGCGTCGGCCCGAAGACTCGTTATCTGACATGCTTAATATGGAACTCGTGCAGGATGGTATCCCTCGTCCTCGTCCTCCACTAGTGCGATATGGCACTCAACCAGACAATCCCGTCATTGGTCGAGGTAGTTATCGCTACAACGGCGTTCGCGGACTCCTGTTCATGCTTAACGTGGCGGGTGTAGGCAAGATTTACAGCCAAGTAGACGGAGGCTCATTCACGCTCATTGGTGGAGTCAACACCTACGTTAGTACTGGCTGGGCGGGGTTCCGACAATCTAAGAATCGAGTGTATGTTTTTAACAGCACAGACAATCTATCGTATATCGACCTGCCTACCATGGCGACAGTGGAGTACGTCTCGCTCGCTACCCCGTCAGCGCCCAGTGGCGCCGCCGCCGGCGGCTTAACCTCGGGTACTAAGCCCTACAACTATTACTACAAGGTGACGGCTAACAATGCCGTTGGCGAAAGTGCCGCTTCGCCTGCCTCATCGGCCGTAAACGTTAACGCGATCCGGGACAACTGGACGTCGGCGAATAGTGTTGTCGTAACGTGGTCAGCAGTATCAGGGGCTACGTCCTATACCCTATATGGCGGCACCGATGCCAACCGACTCGATGAAATTATTACCCTATCCGGCTTAACGACCTTGTCATATACCGACGATGGCTCGCTCACCCTCAATCCCTACAAGGAGGCGCCTGACTCCAACTCGACGCAGGGAGGTGTCTTTACCTGGATGTATGTGGATAAGCGTAATGCTCAGGTTTATGGCGTTACGGCGGATAACAAACTGTACTACGCGGCTCCAGGCACGGGTGACTTCAGCTCTTTGAACGGTGGTGGCTTTACCACAATCGACGAAGGTGGCGACACCCAACTTAACTTCGTTGACGGATTCAGGACGGGTAAAGGCGACCCGGTCATTACCTGCTCGTCTCGAGGTGCTGCTGGAAAGGGGCAACTCAACCACGTTACGTTTGATTCAGTAACGTTTGGTGATCAGGTCATTTTCTTCCCTAATGTCATGGAGGCTAACGGGCAGTCGGGAACTTACGCCCCCAGAGCGACGATCAAGGCGGGCGATTCGCTATATTATCCGACAGGCAAAGCGTTCAAATCGACGGGGACTTCACAAAATATAGTGAACATTCTCACAACTGCTTCACTTACCCGCAACCAAGTACCCGACGTTGATCAGATCAGCTTAGGGAGTTTAGACAAAGCCGCTGGAGTTGAGCACGAAGACCGGTTGTATTTTACCCTTCCGGTGGGGTCAACCGAGAATAATGAAATTTGGTACATGGACCTGGCTCGTAATAATGCCTGGGTATTACGCTGGCCGATTGCGGCTAAGGATATTTGGCTGTACGAAGATAACAGTACCGATGCACTAAGCCATTTATGCGTGTTGGTCGACAATATAATTCTCGAATTTACCCGTGCTGGCACGCAGACAACTCAGGACGATGGGGTGCCGTGGCGATCCCGCTGTGCGTTCTCCTCGCTGGTATGGGATGAAGACGGTATCTCCCTTGGCAATGTCAATAATATGTACTTCAAGTTGCTTCAGCCGAAAGGTACAATTCGCGCGTCGACCTATGGGGTTAGTAAGCGCGGCACCACCTCCGATACAGGATCTGACACGTTTAACGCTAGCATTAGTTTTAGTGGGTACGATGTTTGGAATTATGATAACGGCAATCTCTACGATGATGACCCGGGGACGCTGACGGTAGTTGGTAAGAGCTTGGACGTTCTTCACATTCGCCCTAAAGGACTTTTAAACCAGCTGGACTGGGAGGTGGTGACGGAAACGGCTAATTGCGACTATCTGCTTAGCTCCGTAAACACTCGAGGGACAGCCAATATTGATCTTGTGTATAAGGGAATAGGTTAGACTATGGTTATGGTTCTTAATAAGACTGGAGCGAGACTGTGTCCGCAGGCATAAATGACTACTTTACTAAGGTCGGCGATCCAGGAAATGCCACATTTCTAGCCTCTCCCGGTCACTCCATTGGTGGGGCGAGTTGGACGGTGGACTCGACAGGGCTATGGCCCACTGATACGGCCGTGATCTTTGCTGTTGATAGGGTGACGGTAGTCGGTGATGTGACCGAGCGGGTGGCGGGTAGTTATACGGTTTGGCGTGGATTGGTTACGAGTGCTACGACTATTGGTAGCGCGGTGTTAATGTACGGTACCGATCAGAACTACGCTGCTAGCTCATCCACTAGAGTCTACATTCTACCCACTTCATCCCGTGAGAATCGTATCGTTGATGGCCTGCTGGCCCACATCTTCGATCAGGACGCCACCATGAAAGCGGGAGCTGTCGATAATGCGGCAGCTCTAGCGAGTAATGTCGTGACGACAGCCAAGATATTAGACGCGGCGGTTACATTGGCCAAACTTGGGTTTACTGTTAGTACACAAGCCAATGCTGGGTCAGCTGGCGGCACAATGTATTACATCAATCTAGGTGGCATTAAATTATTGTGGGGCTCAACGGCTTCAACGAGCGTTACGGGTTCTGGTTTTCAACATGATGGCGGGAAAGTCGTCACATTTCCCACCAGCTTTTTTAGTACGATTCAGACAGCGGGGTCCTGGACCGGTCCAGCCAGCAACTCAGATTACATCTATGCGGTCACGCTCGCCCTCAGCGCCAGCGCAATGACTACTGAGCTAATCCAGGTAAATGGAGGTAACGCCGCCGCTGCGATCTATTACTTCGTGATGGGTACGTAGAAGCCTAAACACTTATGCTAGAATAAGCATAATAAGGAACTATTATGGCAATTTCGATACCCCAAAGCGTAGCCTATGATATTCGACAGCCGATTCTCGGGGATTCATTTGGTTGGGAGGGTTTAGAGCCGGCCGCTGCTAAGAAATCCATTGTAATCCACGGTACGGGCTCTGAAGCACCCCTTGAAGATGGTTTTACTATGGCTAATTATCATGTGAACCATAATGGCTGGGGCGGAATCGGTGTCCATTTCGTAGTAACGGAAGATGGTTATCCCGGCAAACAGCAATTTGGCCTACCGGCAGGCGCTCACGCTCAGTATGTTGGTGATTTGCTAACATGGCGAGCTGGAACGCTAGGCCAGAATAATGGGCGTATTCACATTGAAATTAGTGGTCTTCTTGAGAACCATCCGCCAACAGCTAACCAACTTCGGGTAACTCGGGCAATCATTGATTTCTTGATCGCCCCCAACAACGTCCTGCCCTCGCTCAACTATTACAGCCAAGTCACCTATCATAATGCTGTGATTGGTCAAAATACAGGTTGTCCTGGTTGGCGTCACCCATCCTTTAATCAGTGGTTTAGCTACCTGCAGGGTGGTTCTTTCCCCGATACGTTATATGCTTCGCCCGCAACTCAGCCAAACCCCGTACTTCCTGACCCACCGCTACCCACTTCAGAACCCATACAATCCCCTCTCGCTCCTGAGCCAGGTAAAGGCGGTGATGTTCCAGAATATGAAAAAACCTGGCGTGTTCAAACGAGTAAAGCGCCTATCCGTCGGGAGGGCGCAACAGCCATCGATGTTACGACTGGTCATGTTGTGGCCACAATTCCCGTAGAGCAAGTTATTGATATCGCTGGTTATTTCGACTATCAAGGTCATGTCTACGCTCGAACGGTCTATTCTCAGACGCACGATAAATGGAATGGTATCGACGCTAGCTATTTTGAAGCCCCGACAGGTCAAGTAACCGCCGACATCCCTATTGCTCATCCCAACGTTGCTACTCCCGCACCAGATCCCATCGTGCTACCAGATGAGGTACAACACGCTACCGACCAACAGCTAAAAGACGCCGTGGTCCCCGAAACTTCTAAATTAACCTGGCGACAGTTCCTCTGGGAAGTGTTCGCCCAAGCATTAGCTAAGATCGTAAAAAGGATTAAACCATGAGTGTTCTTTTAGCCGTAGTCCCCGCTGTCACGGCAAGCCCATCTCCGAGTCCCGAAGTACTTATTAAAACAGTTGAGGTTATTCCCCAGTGGGTTACACAACTTGGCACTGTCTTGCAACAGTTGTCTGTTCTTGGCCTTCTGGTAATACCAGGCTATCTTGCTTCTAAGTTTCACAACTTCGTCAACCCCAAGCTGGGTAGGTGGGGCAATACCATGCTACTGTATGGCTATTCTGTGGTGTTGGGGGTACTCGGCTTGCTAGCCGCTAATACCCTTGATTTGGCTCACATTGACTTCCATAACCCTGAAGTCATAGGATCGGGTATTGCGGCCGTCCTAGCCGCTGCTACGGTGCAATACAACAGCTGGAAGGCTAAGCACCCCGGGTTTGTGAATACCGATACTCAAACTACTAATTTTTAGTCGGACAGAGAATCCACCTTTGTCGGCGTACCAAGGACGCAGTCATGACATCCAATGCTGCGTCCTTGGTGGTTTCGTAAGTAATGTAAAAGCCGGGGCCATTCTTGTAGTTCGGCGACTACCCACGCTAGCGGCCGGCCCATGAGTTTACCCACTAAATAGGCCGCTATAGCTTTGGTAAACAGGCCAGCGATATAGGCGATTAGCTCGTTCATTATGGCTAGTATGCCACGAAGCATAAGGATTTTCTAGTCTTGTGGCGGGGTATCCCCATGTAGGGTAGATTGTTTGCGTTACACCCCCACAAGACTAGAAGTTTTTACACTTCGGCTTTGCGCCGTTTGCTAATCGCTCCACCTTTACGTCCGGCTATTCGTGCCGCTTCCGAATTGCCCGAAAATCCTCCTCCCCGAGAAATCTTCCCGCCTTTACGGCCGATTATTGTGTAGAAGTCTTTATTGTACTGTCTATTCTTAATTGCCGCCTTACGTCCGCCAATCGTCGTACCAGCCACATCTCTCTCCTCTTTATTTAAGTATAAGCATTATAGATATTTTGGCAAAGTCTTAAACGTCCCATCCACCAGTTGTATTCGCGAACCTTTTAAACTGTTGCATTCGTAATGAGCCGGCTGAATATTGTCGGGATCGAACCGTAACTCGGGGGCACGAGACCGAGGTATTTTGTGGTCTAATGTAACTTCGAGTTTGTGAACCATGCGTTTGCAGATGCCACACTTATACTCGCCTTTATAGTCCGGTGGGTTGTCGTGGAGCCACTGAATCTTAAATGCCACCCAATGGTTGTAGACTTTGCCCCTTTTGTTAATCGGCTTCTTCGCCTTTAGTGGTTTTCCTTGTGAGAAAATAGCAAATCCATTTTTGTCGACCGCGTACGCCTTCATGGGCTTTTTACGCTGGAGGGGTTTTGGTTGCTTGATCTGCTTAACCGGCTTCGGGATCGGCTTCCTCACGCCGTCCATTTAATCCCAATCTCAACGATCAACACGAGACATGCGAGAGCTAGAGCTATGAGGATAGCAGTAGATATGCGGATCACCTCTTGTAACCAAAGTCCTTTTTCTTAATCTTCACCATACGTCCATCGGGATGATGCCAGACAATACCTTCAATGTCCTTGTCCGCTAGATAAGCTTTTATCTCTTCAAACTTACGCGGTGCATCTTCTAGCACTTCAGCGTCGTCATGGGCAACAAGCGTATGCTCATCGTAGTGTTCAGGATTGCTCTGAACCTTCGGGCCAACGAGCTCATACGTTCCATTGGGCAAGTCCACTTTGTCTAGGTTGCCTCCCACGGCCTCGCGGTAAGCACGGTCTTCGTTGCCATTACCCACTTCTACCCACCCCTGTTGCTTACCAGTCATAGGGTCTACATCATTGGCTGGAACAAAACCAAACGGAGGCGTCTTGCCTTGCTTGACCTCATACCGCTTAAACAGTCGTCCGTCTTTTACTAGGCAACAAGTGCCATCGTATTTACGAGTGGCAACCCCCTCGCCGTTGATTACCCATTCCGCACCGGGTACTATCTCGTCACGCACGAGGCGGTCGGTTTCATAGTTTCTCTGGTATAGGCTAACGATCTTCTTCATACTAGTTCCCTTTTTACTGTCTTACATTCACTACAGCGATAAAACTTCCACAACACGCCGTCAATCTTAACGTCACCGATATACTTGTTGTCGTGGTCGCAGTCGAGCATTACTTATATCCCATATAAGCTCGGTACTTTGAGTACCAGTCTACAACAGTCGAGGTACTAACACGATATTGGGCTTTAGCATTTTCCATTTTCAGCTCATAGGGTAATTCAGCCGAGAATATCCTAAACAGTCCGTCCCAGCCTCCCCGATCGCCATAACGTTTATTTAGAAGTTCTTTGATATCCATAGGTTCAAGCATTTAAACTATTTATCCTTTAGGCTATTTAGTAATGTTGCGGCGTCAGCCTCAGTAGTAGGAGCTGGTTTGTTGATCACGAATTGGCAGTAATTGGTTATTTCGGCGCCGTCCATCTTGGTGGCAGCCAGAGCAACACGGACTTTTTGCATACTTATATTTGAAATTGGCTCGTCTTTGATGTCACGACTGGGCTCTTCGGGAGATGCTATGGGGTTGATTATTTTGGTTACTTCCGAAGGCTTTGCGGGAACGTTCGGTGAGGATGCGTCAGGATCATCCTTGTCGCTAATCTTAAAAAGCTTCATCAAGAAGGACTTGTCGCTCGCAGTCACTGCCTTATTAGTAGCTTTATCTGACGTATCAAGTGCTTCGCCGGCGTCCCACTCACAGACCATGCGTTCTTCGGGGTTGTCTGCATTGATGATTGTGTACCGACTTTTGACATTGGCGTGGATAGTGGCCTGCTCTTTAGGTGGGTCAGTAGCCTTGTACCCCGGCTTCATAGTGGTATATCTATCGAGTTTTCGCTCAACAGTTTCCGGTATGATCACTACTCCATGCTTAGCGAGTTGCACTCTTACCTCGGCTACAACAAGCGATTGTTCTATAAACTTGTAGCCTTGGCTGGAGTTGGTGCCCGTCTTGGCTATCGTCCCCACCTCCTCAGTTATAAGAAGAATCTTCTGGTAGAGGTTGGGCTTAACTTGCTCTGGCATTGTTTCCTCACTGCGCTAGTAATTATTTACTTGAACTGACGTTGACCATATTCCCGAGTTACTTTTATGTGGTCTCTTTTTGGAAGATACCTATTGCGTGCCAGTAGGGTATTGGCCATCTCGTGTCGACGGTCTTCCCTGACCTTCATTTCATCGCTTGTCAGTCGGCGACCATACGGCAGATCTTGCATCCGGGTAATAGCATCAATCTGTCCCTCTACCCGTGCTTTCATATCTTGGGCTCTGGGGCAGTCGTGCCACCCCTCCATATCAGTGCGGGGCTTGAAGCAATACGAACAATTAGTTGTTGCCACGGTGATTGCCTTTCTTTAATTCATCCAACCGAACGGACGTTTGAACCAGGCAACCGGTGCAGTATTCAAGAACCTGATGATAGCGGTCGCCACCTATTTTAATGATTTTGGTTTTGCGTATCTTCCTACCCGAGCACATGCTATTTATCCTTTGATGCGTAGTAAAGATATACTAGGCAAGCTAACGCGGTTATCAATAGCCAAACATATATGATCTTGTCACCTTTACTCACTAAACCCTCACGACTTTATTAGTTTGAAAGTGGTGGACCGCTATTCTCTTCTCATAGTGCCGCTTAGGCTTGTCTACGACCGGTGTGGGAGCTTCTACCACCCTAGAGGGCATATTCTTCACTACGATGGTCTTGACGCCATATGCGGCTCCTAGAGACAGTCCAAGTGGGAGTGTGATGTACCAGTAAATAATGGCCAATAATATTACAATGGCTGCACCGATTACGTACGCGACACCGTTGGACTGTTCTGGTTGTTTAACTTTCCCCCTGCGGACATATGAGCTGACTACTGTTTGTTCCATGTTTATCTTTTCTAGCTTAGCGCGAAGTCCTTTAGTTATTGTGTGACTTGCGAAGCTGTAATCATAGTAGCAAAGTGTAGTGTGAATGTCAAGTAGATTCTTGTGGTGTAACAATGTGCGACGTTGCTAGGTTTACAGCAAAGCCGTTTGTATAGTCGTCTTCATTGCGGCTTTGAGGATGTGCGCTCCTATTTCTGGGCGGGTAATGTCACGCAGCATAAGCCGGCCACGTCTTGGAGGCACAAAATCAGGTAGTTTAATTCCAAGCTTAGCCTCCATATCAGCCGTTTCGGAAGGTAGATTACCACCTATACGTATTCCAATATCTGCAAACTTGGTAGCTGGGATAGCGAAGTTGGACCAAAACAAATGGCGCTCAATCTCTGCTCGTGGCTGAATGAGCACCGCATAGTAAGGTATGACATTTTCAATCGCCCATTTGCCTTTATGCCATTGCTTGAGGAAAATAATCTCTTGGTACAACGACATGTCTGGATAACGGATGACGCCTTGAACATGCAAGCTAGTGTTAAGCCGTGAGTGGGTGGGGCATGGCGGCGAAGCCCAGATGAAATCGAACTCGTTAAAATGATCAAGCAAGTACTGATGAGCATCACCCACTACGACAGTGTCATCTGGAAAGTAGTGTTGATAAACTCTAGCGGTGAGCGGGTCCAACTCCACGGCCGTAATTTCGTGCTTATCGCTCCAGTGTCGCCGACTTCCACCGATGCCGGCGTAAAGGTTTAAGATTCTCATTTTTCCTCGGATGGCTTGACTAGGCCAAACTCACGTTCTGCCTCACCTTTTTCAAGTACTCGGCCTTTATAGGCCTCAATTTGAGCAAGCTGACTGGGCGAGAGGCTAAGGTGCATTGCGTTCATGTGCATTGTTAAGCTTCCTCGGCTACTACACGGTTTTTGACACGTAGGGCAAGCTATTCTCATAACTTCTCTCCTATTATTACACTGTACTATGCTACTGGCATGATTAAAGCCTCCGGCCCCCTCCCCTCTTACCTGGCTGGTCTGCCCCCAACTGAGTGGGAGCCTACACGTAAGACCTACAATTGTTTTCTAGCATAACTAGGCAGCCTGTAGGAGCTTTGGGTTGTTTACTGGCGGCATGTCCAGTCGTTTAGTTTAAGGTCCGCGATGACCTCACCTAGTGAATAGGGATGGACCCGTCCGAAAGAAAAACCTCCGGTGAGGGAGGTTTTTCAGAGTTCTGTCTGCGTAGTTAAGATAAACTTAACACACTTACAGATTCTGGTCAACAGACTGCCCTCAACTATTCGCTTGGGTTCTAGTCTGTTAGCAACTACGCAAACCTACTAGGCACTCATCATAGCTCCTAACAATACGTGGAGTCAATGCGGTTATTCTTGTAACTTTACAGGATATCTTTTCAATGTCGTGATACACTCTACCTAGACGGATGGACCCGTCATCACCTGACAACCAGGGTAGGAAACAAGCGGTACTTCAGAGAGTACCTAGCGAGCCTGCGGCAAACAGCAGGGCCAATCCTACGAGTTGTAATAAGAAATACCCGCCTCCTTTTGAGAGAGCGGGTATTCTGTTTCTCCGTGGCTTGGCGTCAGCTGTGGACCAGTCCGCTTTAAAGCGGTGAAGTCGCCAAGTTCCGGGGTGACTCCAAGCGCCCAGCGCTTACCCCGGACGGTTGTGCAAGCTCGAAACCGATGGCACGCGCAGTCTGGCAGGCTCGGAAGGAACTTACGGGGCTTAATTCCAATCCGCCCGTATGCAGCTCATGGACGAAGTCAGGATGCACCCTGCAAATGCCACTACCGCCGAAGTCCCATCTGAACCTGTCAAACTTCTATGCCGCGAGCGCAACCGTGTCACGAAGGCTTCTTTATTGTACCAAAAGCGAAAGAGGCTGGTACATCTGAGAAGTAGCCATTAAATAGTCGAGTTCCACTATTCACCTCATATATAAAGATTTTACCATTTTTCTTATATCTCACCATCAATATGTCAGTGAAGTTAATATATTGCTCATACAGCGAAAGCCGCCGTAATAAATACTACTGGCGGCTCTGCTTGTATTTGTTTTTATTTGAGTTTTATAGACTCCGTGAAGAATCTAGTTTAATTATGCCATAGTGGGTAATTACTTGTATAGCACAAAACTAAACCCCGTGAGGTGATACGGGGTTTAGTACGTTGCAACGAGGTGGATGCATAACTACTATACACAAAAACCGGCTTCGCTTACAAGCCGGTTTCCGCCACGGAGTTTTTATCGCCACAAAGGACTATAACCATAATATCATGCCACTAAAGTGAGCCGCCGATTTAACCACCATACGACTCAGGGGTGGAACCACAGCACGGGGCATGTGGAGTGCTGGAGAGTTAGACTGCGTGGCGTTCAGTCTATTACTTTTGCGCGTCGTATCCTTACGGAAGAGGACGTAAGAGCCTCTGATGGATCGCCAACTCCTGCAAGGTGAATTATACAACACTCTTATGCTCTACTTTTTAATCGGCTCTAAGATCCCGTCCTTTAATCGGTATTCGTCTGTCCGATATTTTTCATCGTAGGGGCAATCCCATGTCAGGGGTTGATAAAAAATATGTAGCCGACCGATGGTCACGAGCGTCTGTCGACTGCCGGCATGATGAAACGATTTACCAAATAGACATTTCTCTGGATCGGTTTTCCATTGGACAAAACCCGACGCAATGGCCCAACCCAGACCAACGAGAATGACGATGATGGCGATAAGCGATTTACCCATGGTCCAATTCTACCGTTTGCTATTTGGAAAAGATATGGTGAAGTGAAAAATAACAAAGTCTTGTTATTGATTGTAATCTTCTACTTCGCGGTTCTCCCACTCTTAGAGAATTTTGTCCGTTGTGCGACATAGCCCTGTCTTCGAGCGAAATATAACGAATTATCGTTGTAAAATAAACCCGAGTGTGCGACGTAGCGATATTGGCAAAAACCATGATCGCTCATACCCGCATTTCGCAATCCCCTGTTTGGCTGCATATAAAGCTACTGGACTAGTGTAGTGTATATTTGACTGTTTAGGCTTTGAGTGTCTTAGCTATGTCGGGAATCCAGCCAATCACAGAACTCCATGACCGCATCGGCCTGTGCGGGATAGAAGCCAAGGGCTGTTTCGCGCAGTTCGGCAGTAGTGTACCTCTTTGTTTTAGTGGGTCTCTCGACGTCGGGATCTGTGTTTGGAGCCGGCTGGAGTTCGTCAAAGTCGATGCTCATGAGCTCTTTAAAGGCGTCTTCAATGTCGAGAGAATACTCGGCTAGTGCGTCTAAGTCGTTATCGCCGCCGGCATTGTTGGCGCAAACTACGGCGGCGCGGTGCTTATTAATTGGCCAGTCTACTTCACGATAGCTCCAGCGCTCTCCACCCACTCTGACGTACCCTTCGGCGATAGTACCAGTTCGTGTGGGTTCCTTGTATCGCATCTCAATAACGATTTCGGCGTCATGTAATTTGGTGAATTTTTCCGTGCGGCGGTTGCCGCCAACTAACTCGTCGACGCCGGGATTGATGTTGTAAATGATGCCGTCGAGTGGACCAAATTCGGCGAGTTGTTTGTCGAGTGTTTCGGACTGATCGTTGGTCAAGGTGCGCGGGTTATCTTTGGTTGGGTTGAGGTGTGACAGGCGTTTGGTGCGTTTCATATGATTAGGATAGCATACGATTTAACACACAAAGTATAACTTTACAACACGGGGGAGTGCTTTGTCAATAGCCGAAATGAGTGTTGACAAACTAAAAATTTGATGTTCTATTCGAGCGTGGAACACTCCCCCACCCCGACCCAGAGGTCGATTCGCTCAATCTCGCCCCCGTGACGAGAGGGGTACACCTGCTACATCTAGAGGGCTGGTTATAAGCACCTCGCGCGGGCGAGCCCCGTCTGCTGGCCCTATTGCTTTTGCTTCTTCCAGCTCATCTAGAAGTCTTGCGGCTCTCGCGTATCCCACCCTTAACCTCCTCTGAAGCATTGACGCCGAAGCCCGTCCAGCAATGACGACGGCCTGTACCGCTTCATCGAACATTTCCTTTTCTTCGATTGCCTTAACTTCCTTGGGATTTGGAAGTTGAACGCTGTCTACTATTTTCAATGCCGGAGAACCGGCTGGACGTTCTAGCATGGCAAGGCGTTTTTCGATTGCATCTTGTCGTGCAAGTAAGTTGCGGACAACAAGATAGCGCGACACATCATCGGGCATAGTGAGGCTCGTCATCTTCATAACTAGAAACACTACTTGGTCGCTCGTTAATTCAAACCACTCGCGGCCCCCATCGGACTTAAAGCGGGAGAGCCATTTGTGTATGCGGCGTTCGGCTACTTGAGCATCGGCTAGCCATACTGCCGTAACTAGCTCTACGCGAATAGGGTTTCCCGTTTGTATACTCTTAATCCGGTCCATTACGTCTTGAGCGATACCAACTTTGTAATGGTTTTCGCCCGCTTTTACCAAGTAGACAAATCTTTCTAGCGAGGGCATTTGTTAACTCCTTAACCGGAGCGCCCAATGCTATACTGTGAGTACGACACACGGGCGCAATCCGTGTGTTCTTTTTATTGCCATTATTATAGCACTATCGTTTCGGTAGGAGCGTGCATTGGCGGAGTAAATGGCCCACAAATGCGAGCACGCGCAACCACATTGGCCGTCGCGGATCGTGCCAAAGGGGGAGTCTCCGACCCGGCCTAACATACGTTACTCGTCTAGCTTCCATCGGTATTTCGGTTTAGTCGCGTCTCGCGAATTACCTTGACGTTTGTGCGGCTTACATAGGCCGCAGCTCTTAAGGTGAGGCTTGCGTTTAAAGTTAGCCACGGCTCCACCGGCTCCGTTCGTACCCACAGTTATTGCAAATAACGCAACTCGACACCCGTCCAATTACGAGGATGGGTGTGTGGCCAGACCATTCACATTGTAGCTGTCGTATTATCGCCATAGTGGGTATATTGTAGCGTTTCTTAGAGGATGAATCATAGGGCGAAAGTTACAAATAGTCTATGTCGCACATTGTCGTAAGTTGGGGTTGCACTGTCAGACACAAGGTGTATACTTAATAATATTAAGGAGATACATATAATGTTAAAAAACACACCACTTCAGCACGGCGAAAACGTCTTGGTCCCTATAAAGGCACTGCCTGCTGGTGAATTCAAAGAGAGCAAAATGGTCATCGTAGGCCATTCAGAGACTGGTCATCACCACGTACTTACCAGTACTGAAAACGTCAAAGTAGTTGAGTTTGAGGATCGCATGTATGTTGAAGTAATGCTCGATAGTTTGCTTACTCATAAAAAGACTGACCAGAAACATGACACCCTTACGGTGAAGAAGGGTTCGTATGAAGTAGTTCACAAAACCGAATATAACCCTATTATCAAAGTAATCGCTCGGGTGTTTGACTAATCATGGCAAAGCGAATTGATGTACTTACCGAAGGACAAAAAGCTCGTATGCCTGAATGGGTCAAGAAGTGGACCGATATCGGTTTAAGAACTGGCCGTGCAGATCGGAAAATGTTTGAGGATAATATTGGATTGGCTTACGGAAAAGCGGAACTGGTGAAGCCCAAACGGGTAATTTGGGTTGAAAGTCCGTTAGTACTAGCCCTAGCCGCCCCGACCGCTGGATATCTTTTAGATAATAAAGGCGGTGCGGTTGGCGATGCGGTTGGCGGTGCGGTTCGCGGTGCGGTTCGCGGTGCGGTTGGCGGTGCGGTTCGCGATGCGGTTGGCGATGCGGTTGACGGTGCGGTTCGCGATGCGGTTGACGGTGCGGTTCGCGATGCGGTTGACGGTGCGGTTCGCGATGCGGTTGACGGTGCGGTTCGCGATGCGGTTGACGGTGCGGTT